CTGTGACTGCGGAGAACTGGATCCTCCGATACTACCAGGCAATAGAAGACGGCAGCGTGACCGTGGGTCACTGGATCCGTCTTTTATATGAGCGGATCATCTCCGACCTGGAAAACAAGGTCTACTTCTTCGACCAGAAGAAGGCAAACAAGGCGATCCGCTTCTTTGAAAAGTTCTGCCATCACAGCAAGGGGAAGCTGGCGCCTCAGCTGGTGAAGCTCGAGGCGTGGCAGAAGGCGCTGATCAGCTGCGTCTTCGGCCTGGTGGATGAAAACGGCATCCGGGTCTACCGGGAAGTGTTCGTGGTCATGGGCCGGAAGAACGGCAAGAGCCTGCTGGCCTCCGGGATCGCGGAGTACATGGCATACGCTGACGGGGAGCGCGGCGCGGACTGTTACTTCCTGGCGCCGAAACTGGACCAGGCGGATATCGTGTTCAATGACTTCTGGCAGTCCATCAGCGCGGAACCGGATCTGATGAAGATCACGAAGAAGCGGAAGATGGACATCTACATCGAGAGCACGAACACGTCCATCAAGAAGGTGCCGTTCTCCGAGAAGAAGAGCGACGGCTTCAATCCGCACCTGGCGGTGTGTGATGAGGTGGCCGCCTGGGTGGGAGATCAGGGGATTAAGCAGTACGCGGTCATGACCTCCGCGCTGGGCAGCCGGGAACAGCCGCTGATCCTGAGCATCACCACGGCGAACTATGTGAACGACGGCATCTACGACGAACTGTTCAAGCGCGGGACGTCGTTTCTGCAGGGCAACAGCCGGGAAAAGAGGCTGCTGCCTTTTTTATACCTGATTGACGACCTGGACAAGTGGAACGACCTGAGCGAGCTGCAGAAGAGCATCCCGAACCTGGGCGTGTCGGTATCCTCCAGCTACATTCTGGAGGAGATCGCGAAGGCGGAGGACAGCCTGGCGAACAAGGCGGAGTTCATGACGAAGTTCGCCTGCATCAAGCAGAACTCCAGCCAGTGCTGGTTAAACGCCCAGGACGTGAAGAAGTGCTTCGGGGAGCACCGGACGCTGGAGGACTTCCGGCACAGCTACGCGCTGGGCGGGATTGACCTGTCCCTGGCGGTTGACCTGACCGCGGCGGTGGTCGTGATCGAGAAGGACGGGATCAGCTGGTTTGAGACGCAGTTCTTCATGCCGGCGAACAAGGTCGAGGAAGCGACGGCCCGGGACGGCCTTCCGTATCGCATCTACGCGGAACGGGGGCTGCTGACGCTGTCCGGAGAGAACACCGTGGACTACCACGCGGTGCATGACTGGTTCCGGATGCTGGAGCACGACTACGAGATCCTGCCGCTGAAGGTCGGATACGACAGATACTCCGCGGCCTACCTGGTGCAGGATATGCAGGCGGATGGCTTCGACATGGAGAGCGTCAGCCAGGGCTCGAACCTGACCGGCGTGCTGATCGACATGGAGGGCATGATCAAGGACGGGCGGCTCCGGTGCATCAGTGATAACGACCTGATGAAGGTGCACATGCTGGACGCGGCACTGAAGTTTGAGGAAGGGACCAACCGGCGGCGGCTGATCAAGATCAACGCCCGGAGCCATATAGATGGGATGGCAGCGCTTAGTGATGCCATCTGTATGCGGCACAACTACTACGAGGAAATGGCCGCGCAGCTGAGTAATGAGAGGTGAAGGACATGGGACTGATTGACCGGATCTTCGGAAAGCCGAAGAAGGCCGAGGGCGGGGAGAGCTACTTCCAGACCTTGACGGCTTATTCTCCGGCGTTTTCCAGCTGGGGCGGCCAGATCTACGAGAGCGACATGGTCCGGGCGGCGGTGGACGCAAAGGCCCGGCACGTGGCGAAACTGCAGTACAGGATGGAAGGAACCGCCAGGCCGAAGCTATGGACGGCGACGAAGAGCCAGCCGAACGAGTGGTACACCTGGCCGCAGTTCCTGGAGCGGTGCAGCAACATCTACGACGTGCAGAACAACCTGTTCATTGTGCCAGTACTGGATGAGTTTGATCAGGTTGGTGGATACTTTCCGGCAGTGCCGAGCCAGTGCGAGGTGGTGCAGCGGGGCGGGGAACCGTACCTGAAGTACACCTTCATCGGCGGGCAGAAGCGCAGCGTGAAGCTGGAGAAGTGCGCGGTGATCACCAAGCACCAGCTGAAGGACGACTTCTTCGGGGAGAAGAACGGGGCGCTGGCGCCGACCATGGAACTGGTGAACATGGTGAACCAGGGGATCATGGAGGGCGTCAAGAACGCGGCGACCTACCGCTTTATGGCACAGCTGAACACGAAGGCCTTCGACGAAGACCTGCGGAAAGAGCGGGAACGGTTCGACAAGAACAACTTCCAGAGCGGAGGCGGCGGGCTGCTGCTGTTCGGCAACCAGATGACCAACATCAAGGAACTGAGCCAGAAGCAGTACACGGTCCCGCAAGACCAGATGAAGGCCATCCAGGACAACATCTGCCGCTACTTCGGGGTCAGCCCGAAGATTATGACCAACGAGGCGACCGGCGACGAGCTGGACGCCTTTTTCAATGGATCCATTGAGCCCTTCGCCATCAAACTGAGTGACGGACTGACAAAGATGGTTTTCAGTGAGCGCGAGCGGAACGGCGGGAACAGGATCCTGTTCACAGCCAACCGTCTCCAGTACATGAACATCGGCGCGAAGATCAGCATGGCCCAGCAGCTGGGCGACCGGGGCGTGCTGACCATTGACGAGATCCGCGAGCTGTTCAATTATGCGCCGCTGCCGGACGGCAAGGGACAGTACACGCCGATCCGCGGCGAGTACAAGGACGTGCAGGGCACGGATGAAGACAAAACGGGCGGAGGGTCGGGTGACGACGCCAAAGACGGAGGGGAAAACGATGAATAAAGAGGTACGGTACCTGGAGCTTGTGGAGCTCAGGGCGGAGCAGGATGAAAAAGGCGCCTGGATTGAAGGGTACCCGATTGTGTTCAACCAGGAGACAGTGATCGGCGGCGTATGCAGGGAAACGATCCTGCAGGAGGCTGTCGAGGAGAAGCTGCTGAGAGATGTGGCGCTGATGATCGGCCATGACTTCGGGATGATCCCTCTGGCCCACAGCCGGAACAACAACGAAAACAGCACCATGCAGCTGACGATTGATGAACACGGCGTCAAAATGCGGGCGCTGCTGGACATCACAAACAACCTGAAGGCAAGAGAAGCCTATTCTGCGATCAGACGCGGAGACCTTTCCGGAATGTCATTCGCGTTTATCGTTGGAGAGGAACGCTGGGAAGACCTGGACACCGACATGCCGCTGCGCGTTATCACGAAGCTGTCGGCGATCTTTGAGGTGTCTCTGGTTGCGTTCCCCGCATATACCGGTACTTCTGTACAGGCTGCATCTGAAGATGACGCGCTGGAGAGCGTGATCGTCTCACTGGACAGTGCAAGGAAGCAGCTGGAAGAAGAACGGGCTGCACAGGCTGAAACAGAACGCCGGACGGCGCTGCTGGAGAGGCTGAACAAACTGACGGAGGTGTCAAGCGATGAAGTTTGACGAACTGAACCCGGAACAGCTGGAAGCCAGACTGGCGGAGCTGACCGAGGAAACCAGCGCGGAAAAGCGGGACGCGCTGAGCAATGACGACCTGGAGGCTCGCATCGAAGAGATGGAAGCCATCAAGGCCGAACTGGAAGCCCGCAAGGCCGCTGCGGCTGAACAGCGGAGGATTGAAGCCGAAGTCGCTCAGATGAGCGGAGAAAAAATTATCGAGGAGGACAAGAGAATGAATTTTGAAGTGAATAGCCCCGAATACCGGGACGCTTTCCTGCGTAACCTGATGGGCAAGGAACTGACCGCTGAAGAGCGTACCGCCGTGACGGCGAGCGCTGCGATCCCCACCGAGACCGCGAACAAGATCTGGGGCAAGCTGGAGCTCTACCCGATCCTGAACGCCATCGACATCATGCACATCCCCGGCAACGTAGTCCTGCCCGTTGAAGGCACGATCAACAACGCAGCCGTGGTCGCCATGGGCACCGCTGCCACAGACAGCGCCGACACCCTGAGCGCCGTTTCCCTGGGCGCCTACAAGCTGATCAAGACCGTGGAGATCACCGCGGACGTCGCTGCGATGTCCGTTCCCGCCTTCGAGGATTGGCTGGTTGACCGCCTGG